GAATTGTTACAGAAAAAACACTGCTGGCATTTGCTGCTGAGCAGATCCCCATTGTGATTGGTCATCCAGGCATTGTAGAACATTGTCGCCGCATGGGCTTTGACATGTTTGACGATTTGGTGGACAACAGTTATGACAGCATCAGCAATGACATGGGTCTTGAACGAGCTGAACAGGCTTTGATACGCAATCGTGAACTGATCCAGGGTCAGATTGATCTAGCACCCTATCGAGCCAGGCTTGAGCGCAACAGAGAATGGGCGTTGTGGGGACTGCCTGATCGCATGGAACGTGATTTTGTAATACGTGCTATGGCCTTGGCAGATCAACTGCTACCTGGCTATGGCCCTTAAGAACTTTTCTACATCTCCGTACAGCGCAAACATTGTGGCTTCGCTATCGCCATAGATGTAGATTTCAGGCGACTTGCCTTGTGTCAGGTAATAAGGGCAAGTCATTCTGCGATCCAGAGTCAACAGTGTGGCAGCTTTGGCATGAATACCAGGCGGGACTGCAAACCGGTAACTGACAATTTCAACAAGTCCAAACACAAAAAAGCCTTCGGCGCTGAGTCTGAGACCAGTTTCGTCCCTGGGATCTTTCCACCATTGTTGCAGTGCTTGATCCAGGGTAGGCTTAAAGTTGCCAATAACCAGCTCCAATACTGCTTGAGTGATTTGTTGTTTATTGTACATTGGGGTACACTTGCGCCCCGTGAGTTAGCAGTACCACACTGAACTTGTCAGTTTTGAACTGTGTGTTGAGTTTGCGGGCCAGATTGATAGCATGCCCTGGATTGCTGAAGCTAACCTTTTTGTACTTGGGTCCCGGATACTGCGTCAGCATGTTTGAGGTTTTGAGGTTGATGGGTTTGGCGTCGTAGAACACCGCCCATACTCCTTCTGACGCTAGCACTTGCTCGGTCTTGTAGGTTTGTTTGTGAGTGTGCTCGATCAGCACACTGGGTTTTGGTCTTGACATCATTAAACTCCTAGTTTTATTTAGTCAAAAACTACGCCGTTTTAAAATGTGCCGCCTGTGAGTTCTACTTTGATAACTTCATCTCGTGGAGTATCATGCTGACTTCGCAATGATTCCAGTACCAACAACAGTTTGGTTATGTCAGCATGCAGGTCCTTGGCGTCTCGTAGACTCATGTTGATGTCGCGACCGCCACGACTTTCTTGTGCTTTGATAAGGTCTATGAATCGATTGATGTGTAGGCTCATTTGTTTCTTTCAGCCATTGCGGCATGATATCTAGCCCAGAAGCTGTGATAGCTGGCGTTGTCTTCGGCACTGATAGTGTTCATCCAGTACAAGTGAATTTCTTGATTTCGCCACTTGATGGTGGCATTTTTTGGATCAGGTGTATGTACTTCTGCGTCACCTGCGGCCACTGCGGCATGTACGGCAGCTTCGTGAATGTCGTGCTGCCGACGCCATTCTTGTTGTTCTTGTTGATCAAGAGTGGCTACCCAATCTTCCATGGTGAACTCACCTCTAAGAACTGTGATCACTTTGTTGTAATCAGGATCAGCATCAAATGCAATATTGACTTGTGTGCTCATTTCAACATGTCTTTCAAACGATCACGCCATTGAATAGCGTCTTCTTCGTAATCAAAATGTGGACTAAGTTCCTGGTCATGGTCATGATCATCGACCCAGACCCAGCAGTCGTTGTATTCGTCATTGATCAAGATCACGCTCAATTTCCTCTACTACAGGTTCTTCATTGGGGAAGTATGTGACACACCAGTGATGGTTGCTTTGTACATAATCTTCTGACCACGAGTGTTGATTGTTGGTGGTTGCTGTGGGGCCAATCAAGGTCAGCATGGTCAACACTTGCTCACGCTCTGTACCTTCTAATACTCGCCGAGGTGGGCCCATGACTCGGCGTAAAAACGCTTGTGCCTGGTCCTTAGTCATTTTTGTTGCCAAACAACTGCAACAGATTCAAGAACAGGTTGATAAAGTCCATGTACAAGGTCAGCGCACCACGCACTTCGGCCACGTCGCTGGTTTCTACACTGAGTTCTTCACGAATCTTCTGTGTGTCGTAAGCTGTAAGTCCCAAAAAGATAATGATGGCCAAGGCAGAGATTACCATCTGCATCACGGTGCTGCCAATAAAGATATTCACAATACTGGCAATGATAATAGCAATCAATCCCACAATCATAAACTTGCCCATGCTATCTAAACTCTGTTTGGTAAAATAGCCGTAGCCACTCATTACTCCAAACAAGACCGCGGCACCCATGAAGGCGGTAACAATACTGCCCATGTTGAACACAGCAAAGATCATTGAAAAGCTCAAGCCCATCAGCGCGGCAAATCCCCATAGGCATAACTCTGCCACACGTTTACTGGGATTATTGCCCAGCACATAGCTGATCCCAAAAATTGCCACCAAGGGTGTAAAGATCACAATCCACTTTAGTACACCAGTAAAGAAGAACTGCAACAGTTCGGGTGTGGTGCCTACAAAGTAGCTGATCATCATCGAGATAACAACAGCAAAACTCATATGACCATACACTCGGCCCATGGCAGTGTTGACATCAGACGCTGATTTGTAAATTATAGATTCTGACATTTTAATTCCTTTTTAAGAATGGTTCAAGATTGGGCGGAGTCCAACCCACCGGTTTGAGAACCTTACCGTCCTCGCGCTTGCGAACTTTGCCTGTTTCCTTGTCGATCTTGGCAAAGTTGGTTCGCATAACTTCTTTCCAGCCGCCTTCGGCGTCCATACCGGCAGAGTGAATAGCACCAATAGTAACAACAAGAATATCTAGCAATGCATCTAAAATTTCTTCATTGTCGTTGTCTGCTAGTGCTTGTTTGAGTTCTTTGTGCTCTTCTTCGATCAACGCACAATACATATCGAACTGTGTACCATTGAACTTGTCAACCGTCTGGTCGCAAGCCCGCATAAATTTTTCTTGATCACGAAACGGATTGGTCATTGGCTTCTTCTTTGGAGTGAAATGGTCCTTGATATTTATAGCGTTCAAGAACAATGAGTTTGGGGTTTTGCACAGCCTTCCATGTGCGATGCTGTTTGATCATGTACCAACCTGCGGCAAACCATGATTTGCTTTTGTTGCTGGTAGTAAACAATGGTAATTTGTGTTTGACATCCCAAATGGGATTGTATACACGACATCCAGTGTTGTAGCCATGCACTTGATATCCAAGTTCTTTGGGTTTCTTTGTGGCAGGCTCAAATTCAACATTCTCACGATTCCTCAACATGGGAATGGTTTTGTAGTTGGCAGTTTTGTTGCGAATGGTGATTTGATAACCATCGTCCACTGCCTGAATGTTGCCTACTTTTTGATCGTCCTGCTTCAGGATCCAATACTGGTTAGCTACCACTGGTTTGGCGTGTATCATCTAATACTCCTTTGTATGTCTGGTTCATCCAGCGTCCCACAGCATCTGCTTGGTCGCTGAGTTTGGTCAACTCAAATTTTCCACAAAATTTCAAAAAGTGAGCACCTACCATGCCCACGTCTCTGTGAATTACCTGTTCGCGGATAGCTGTGTCTACGACATCTTTAATTTCCTGCGGTTGTGCAGTGAGATCAATCAGGGTCACATTACGCTCGTAGTCTTCCAACACCTTGTGTTCCACTTGCTCATGGTCAGTCCAACGTTGCAACATCATGTTGTTCCACGCATAGCCTTTTTTGCCACGATCTTCAAATGCTTCTGTAATACCCACGCGATTCTTTGTGCCTTTTATTGGGGCACCTGGATACGCTGAGAACACATTGTCACCAGGATCGCCTCGCACACATTTCAAAAACAACACCCACTTTTGATAGTCCACAGGTGCAATAAAGTAAGGGTCTGCTTTGCCAACCTTGATCTTTGAATTGCTCTCAATTGTAAAACTTAGATTCTTGCCTTTGCCGTCCTTGACACCATCAACACTAAACAAGTGATCATTAACGCCGTTGTAGAGTCGCACGTTGGGTGCCACCAACTGAACAAAGTCAGAATCTGTGCTTACAATAGTGTGTTCATCTTGGGGGTGTAAAGCTATCCAACGTGCAATGACATCATCCGCTTCGGCTGTTGCGCAACGGATCACACTGCAATTGGTTTTTGTAGACAAGTATTTAGTCAGCTCGTCATATGTTTCCCAGAACAGCTTGTCTTCTTCTGCTTCTGTTTCGCTCATAGCGCCACGTGCTACAGCACGGTTGGCTTTGTAGGGTTTGTAGAAGTCCTTGCGCCACGAGCGGCCCTCTAGTGCGAATACCACGTGATCTGCGCCCAAATCACGTGCTACTTTGTTGGCGCTCATGATAGTCAAGTGCAGTGCAAAGCCCAGCTTGGTCCAAGTGTCTGCTGCTCTGTGTGCTTGATGTCTAGCACGAAAGAACATGTTGCTGGTGTCAATAAGTAGGTATTTCATCAGGCCTTAAAAGTTGATTGGTCTTGATGTATTGTAACAGATATTCGCCCCAAAAGCAATGGGCATCGGCCCCAAAATGCCAACTTTTGGGATTTACTGTGGCAAAGCCCTGTTGTCTTAGTACGAAATCGTACGTTTTGGCGTGATCGTAAGGAGCCATATAACTTGTGCCCCAGTCGTATTGTTGTTTGATTCCTTCAAAATGGCTGTTGCCATTGAACATTACGTGCCGGATGCCCAGGGATTCTAGTTCTTTGTGAAATTGCCAAATATCATCATGTGCTTGTTGTCTACACTGATCCCAGTCTATGTCCACAATAAACTGTTGATATCGTTCTTGCAGTTCTTTGGGTACATGGTCTATGCCACTGGCGTTGACTTGATAGTCTTGACCATTGTGCCACCATTCTTCTCGTTCCCAAGTAGTCCACTGTATGACCATGAAGCAATCTTTGACAGCATCTGGATTTTGCTCAATCCATTGTCTTGTGGTACGCATGATGCGGGCATTACTACATCCTGCCTGTGCGTCCAGGTACAGTATAGCACGTAGCCAGTTGGCCAGTTCGCAACTGTAACTGGCTCGTTCGTTGTCAGGGTGTGGTTGTCGTCCCAGACCCCAGAACACTCCATCGTCCTGTGCCCACGCATGTGGGTTCACACATTCAGCCGCGGCGGAGTGACTGTTCCCGTTCGAATATAATAGCATGTGCAGGACTTGTGTTAATTTCGTTGATCAAGATATCAGCCCAGGCCTTGTGCCCAGCAGGTTCAAAATGCTGCCAGCCTGGCGTGAGTTCTTCAAAGTTGTGTTCAATACAGAACGGCACATAACATTGTCGTTCATTGTAGGGACAAAAGAAACAACAATGCCAATCCAACCATTCCTTTTCGCTTTCAATCTGAAAGTGATGGAATGCATTGAAAAACAAATGCGGAATCTTGCGTTCGTACATCCACATGTGCAGGTTGTAGATCTTGTTGTGCCAGTAGTAGCTCATGACTCTGTGCCAGTTGGGATCTTTTTGAATGTGATTTTTCCAGAACTGATATCGCCTACGGAATTCGTTGGGTATCTGCTGTCCCACGTCTAGTTGATTGATCTCGTGGAATTGATTTTCAAAGTACCACTGTTCACGACCGTGTTCGCTCCAACCAATCACAACCAAATCTGGTGCTGGATTGGTCTGCAAGTACTCCCAAGTTGACTGATAGATCAAGTCGTTGCTGGCACCGCTTACAGCTAGATTGGTAGCCGTGGCTGAATAGTAGTCAGTGATTACTCCAGCCATGCCTAGTTTTTTGTCTTCGAGTTCTTCTCCACCCATGTTGGAGTCGCCATTGAATAGTATATGCATGTTATTCTCGATATGCAGGATTGGGGATTTCTAACTCAAACACATGAAAGTGTGATCTGGTTTCAGAAGTTTCTTTGAGCAGTTCCAGTGTTCGGCTGTGTTCTGCCTCGTCCCGGGTAGCATAAAACCCTGGACCAAATTGCGTGGCTCCAGTGCCGGCCACGTACACATAGTTCATCAACATTCCAGTCTGTCTGATCAAGGAATAGACTTTGAAAGTCTTAGGAGGCTTTAGTGATTCCATTCAACTGTTCCTTTTCTGCTTCAGCAGCCGCCGCCCGTTTACGCAAACTGCTGCTGGAGAACGAGTGATCCCTGCTGTTGAACACATGCTCTATGCCCATGGCAGCACCTTCGTTGCGTCCAGTAAAGTTGGTGTCTTCGTACTCTTGACCCAGGATGCGTACATCAATAGGCAAGGTTAGAATCAAGTCAACTAGGTCTCGCTCTGTGGTGTACACCACAATCTCGTCTACAAATCTGCAGGCACTGAGTTGTATCTGCCGCTCCACAATGCTTTGCACAGGAGCATTCTTGATGCCTGGACGATCAATGCTGGCGTCAGTTTGCAGGCCTGCAATTAGATAATCGCAGTGATTCTTGGCTTCTGCCAGCATGGCAATGTGTCCAGCATGCAGCATGTCAAACTGACTGAATGTGATGCCAATGCGTTTGCCTTGGGCTTTGAGTTCTTTGATGTGATTAAAAATCATGATACTTCGCTCCTACCGTCGCCAATATTGCGACTTTGTACATAGATGCCGGAGTTCTTGATGGCCTGCTCCTGCTCCCATGTTTCCATTACCACGTGCCTGCACACGTTTTGAAACCACTGGTCTACTACATCATTGTCTGATTTGCCTTGATATCCAGCTCTGATCAAGTTGGCCACAAACTTGTCGTTCCAATCTAATTCAAATGCACCTTGATGTAGATTCTCAGGATCCACGTCCATGCTGAGTACAGCCACGTAAGGTTCGCCACGTTCAGTGGCCAGTTCTTTAGCACTCTTTTCTGGAGCCTTGGCACGAGGCTTTGGCGGTTGTGGTGGGGGTTCTGGCTTTGGTTGTGTGGGCTCAGGATTTACATTGGCTTTTGATCCAAACAAACTTTTGATCTTGTCAAACATTTATTTCCCCCAACCGTTGCCCCAAAGATCCACGTGCAGACGCGGACTGTACCAATAACCTCGCTTGAGTGCTTCGTCGGCTACGTTAATTCTGTTGCCGTCATACACTGATACCACAC